GTTACAAATAAAATAAAACCATTTGCTTTTGATAAATTTATTGATGCTTTATATTCATTAAATCCACAACAACTTACAATAGTCGAAGAGTATAATGAAAAACAAAATATAATTGACATTGACATAACAGAAGATACAATGTCGATTATAAATAAAGAGATAGATAATCTTGAAAATGTACAAGATAAAACTAAGTTGAAAATAATTATTAAAGATTTATATATGGAGAGTTTAACATCATGACACCAAATCAAGAAACACCAAAATCAGACGCTGATCCTATTTTTTCTCAAGAAAACATGAAATCAAGAGAAGGGGATATGCCACCGGTTGTAAATACACAAGGTATACCTGTTCGTCAATCTCATAGTTACTATAAAGGTATGTTCGATCATACCACAAATAGTTTTGCAAGAAAGGAAAGATTTATCAATAGAACATATGCTGGTAAATCCCAGATAGACGGATATGGTGTTTTTGCCAAGGAAGACATTAAGGCAGGAGAAATAATTGAAGAGTGTCAAGCAGTTCTTTTGGATACAACATTTCCGAAGAATAAGGATTGGGTTTTAGGTAGATATTGCATGACATGGATTGCAAATAGTGAAATTGATAGGGTTCATGGACCTACTATGTCAATGATGCTGGGACATGGAATGATTTACAATCATTCAGAAACACCAAATTCTTATGTTGTTCAAGATACCTTTATGAAAGTTTTTACTTTCTATGCTCTAACTGATATTCCAAAGGGAACGGAAATTACTTGGTATTATGGATTGGGTTATGCTGAAAGACTTAGAAATGAAGGTCATATTACTCATTCTAAATTCTTTCCAGACGGAGCACATATATTGAATAGTCCAGATAGCAATTCTTTAGCAAAGATGCTTTCTGCTCCTGCAAAAACAACAACTGTAACTCGTACTAACTCTAACACACCTGAACCGGATGTTAAGAAAAAGGGCGGATGTGGTTGTGGCGCAAAGAAAGTTGCTCCTCCCCCATCAGATACAATAGAGTCACCGGAAACCACACCAAAGGAAAAACCAACATTCAGATCAATGGTTGTTCCTGACAAAATAATTAGTGAAGATAATACAGCAAATACTTTAGAAAATAACAATACAGTTACCAATGATCAAGTTTCAGAAAGTAAAGTTTAAAAATTTTGGATCGTTCGGTAATACATTCACAGAATTAACATTGGACAAAAATAATACCACTCTCATTTGCGGAAGCAATGGGAGTGGTAAGTCCTTTGCTTTCTTGGATTCTATTACCTTTGCTTTGTTTGGAAAACCATTTCGTAAAATTAATATCCCTCAACTTGCAAATTCTATTAATTCTAAAAATTGTTTAGTTGAGATTGAATTTACAAAAGGCAATGAACAATATATGGTTCGTAGAGGATTGAATCCAAAGGTATTTGAGATTCATAGAAATGGTGAACTTTTAAATCAAGATGCCAAGAGTGTAGATTATCAGACAGTATTAGAAGAACAAATTCTCAAGATGAATTATAAGACATTCACTCAAGTTGTGATTCTTGGTAGTTCGTCTTTTGTTCCTTTTATGCAATTAAATGCATCTGATCGTAGAGCTGTTATTGAGAACATTCTTGATATTAATGTTTTTAGTTCTATGAATATGATTTTGAAAGGAAAGATATCTGCTCTTAAAGAAAATCTTAGAGAATTGAACAATGGTATAGAGATTCAAAAAGAAAAGATTAATTCAAAGAATGATCTAATCAATAGTTTAGAAACTAGAAGCAATAAAGATATAGAACATACCAATGAAAAGATTCAAAAAATACAATCTGAATTGGCGGATCTTTTGAATGATATTTCCGAATTGGAAAATTCTATAGTAATCACAATGTCTTCTATAGAGGATAAAGATATTGTATTTGATAAGTTAACCGAAATTAAAACTCTCAAAACCAAAATTGGAGTTAACTTATCTTCGCTTTCTAAAGATATTAGTTTCTTTACAGAAAATGAAACATGTCCTTCTTGTTGCCAATCAATTACTTCAGAAGTAAAGGAGAAGGAATTAAAGAAAAGAAACAAGAAAAAAGAAGAATATGAAAAGGCGATTTCTGAATTAGAAAAAACTATTCAGGAATATAATTCTCGTGTTGAAGAAATTAATACTTCTTCTTCGTTTGTTCAAACTAAGAACATTCAACTTCTTCAAAAGAAAACATCAATTCAGAATGGAAAGAAATTTTTAAAGACTCTTACTGATGATTTAAAGAAAGCAAATATTTCTACAGAAGAAATTATATTAGAGAAGGGAAAGTTAGAATCCATGAAGGTTTCTTTAGTTGAAATGGAAACCAAGAAGATTGAAATGAAAGATGAGGAGCACTATTATCAATATGCTTCTGATCTTCTAAAGGACTCTGGAGTAAAGGCAAAGATTATCAAGTATTATCTTCCCTTTATGAATAAGTACATTAACAAGTTTTTAACTTCTATGGATTTCTTCGTGCAATTTATTTTAGATGAAGATTTTAATGAAACTATTAAGAGTCGTCATCGGGATGAAATGAGTTATATGAATTTCAGCGAAGGTGAAAAGATGAGAATTGATCTGGCACTTTTACTTGCTTGGAGAGAAATTGCCAGGGCAAAGAATAGTGTTAATTGTAATCTTTTGATTCTTGATGAAGTATTTGATTCTTCTCTGGACACTTTAGGCATGGAAGAATTGATGAAACTTTTAAATTCTGTAAGTGATAAATCGAACATCTATGTGATTAGTCACAAATCAGATCAACTTGCTGATAAGTTTCAAAATACAATTTCATTCGAAAAGAAAAACAATTTTAGTAGAATGCTATGATTGATGAATTAAATCTCCCTCCTGTAATTATGGAACATGATGGATTTTTAGTAGTCCGTGATGATCTTATTGATGGTGGTTCAAAAACTAGATTTGTTCAATCGTTAGTGAAGGATTTTGTCGGCGATGAATTGGTTTATGGTTCTTCTCCTGCAACTGGTTATGCTCAGATATCGTTGGCAAGAGTATGTCAGCATTTCAATAAGAAATGTATATTGTTTATGGCAAAAAGAAAGATGGAGAATCTTCATCCTTACCAGTTGAAAGCAATATCATACGGTGCTACAATGAACTGGGTAGAGAACGGTATGCTATCTGTAACTCAGAAAAGAGCGCGTGATTATGTTAACTCAGATCCTTTTACTCGTAAATTGTTTCCTATTGGGTTTGATTGTCCAGAGGTATTGGACTCCATACGGGATCTGGCTAGACAACTTCCTGTTCAACCGAAAGAAGTCTGGACGGTAGGATCAAGCGGAACTCTAACTAGAGGATTACAGGCTGCATGGCCTAATGCTGAATTTAATTGTGTGTCTGTTGGTCATAAAATGGGGGCGAAGGAGTTAGGGAGAGCAAAAATGTTCAAGTGTGCCATTCCTTTCTTTCATGCCGTCGCAGCGGCTGATGCTCCTCCCTTTCCTTCCGCCCCCACATATGACGCCAAAGCATGGGCCTTTATGAAGCAATACGCAAAACCGGGTGCTCTATTTTGGAATGTAGGAGCATGAAACCATTTTACGAACGAAACGAATATGTTTTAAATAGTGATATCAATGTCTTTTATGAAGACATTGTTTCTATGACTGAATCCGAGTTTGAAGATTGGGTCAAGAAGATGCGTAAAACTATTCTTGATATATGGGATACCTATGGTTGTCCCCCGCGTACTGGTAAAAACGAACAAGAAATAATTGATGAGTTTAATAAACTTGTTAGTTATCCGATTCATCAATTTGAATTTGTTGATGAGATAACCGGAACAAAAGATGTAATTATCAATAAATCAAGAGTTGGATCTGAAGCAGATCAGTTCTTTTCTAATATGTACAAGACCAGAATTAATTATAGCGAAAATGATACTGGTTACTCGATCTATGATTTATTTGCGGATGATAAGTATCTTCCTAGAATGATCAAGGGTGCAAAGAGACATATTCGTAGAGATTCCTTCTATAACTTTGCTCTATCTTCAATTAAGAATGATCCAAAGTATTCAATCATTGATGTATCTACTGGCGACGAATGGATGGAAGCATTCTTTAGTAGTCCTGAAATATTTCAGGGTTATGATTTTATTCTAGAAAAGAACAAGAAGAAGAATGGACTGAATACTGGTTATTTTCAACTAGAACAATCTAGAATACTATCTCTAGACAAAGATTTATTTCTTAAGTGGAAATCTAAACTTTCTTATCGTCATTACTCAACCTTTGACATACATAACATCGAGAGTGATGATGTTTTCCACATCCGAGTGTATGAAAAGGGACAACGAATATTTCCAAAGTGTTTTCCTTCGTTTAGGATTGGTTATATCCAACCTGCGGTGAACTTCCCACCTCTTACTGCAAAGTTTCTTTATGAAAAATATACTTCTCATATTACAGGAAATAATTCACTTACTATTTACGATCCTTCTAGCGGTTGGGGTGGTCGTCTTCTTGGGTGCATGTGTATGTCTGATCATGTTCGCATACACTATATCGGAACTGATCCAAACAGCGAAAACTGGTTTTCAGAAAATTCGTCAAAATACCACAACTTAGCAAACTTCTATAATACTAGAACATATAGAGGTAACTCTTTCTTTAGCGATACCCATACCTTTGAGTTGTATCAGTATGGTTCTGAGGAAATAGGAAAACACATTTCAAAGGAAGTGGATCTTGTATTTACTTCTCCTCCCTATTTCAATAGAGAGGCCTATTCGAATGATAATACACAGTCATATAAGAAGTTTTCTAATTATGATTCCTGGCGAGATGGATTTTTAAGACCAACACTTGAAACCTGTGTCAAATGGTTGAAGAAAGATCGTTATCTTCTTTGGAATATTGCAGACATTCAAATTGGCGGTAAATATTTGCCACTAGAAAAAGATTCTAGAGATATTTTGGAAAGTTTGGGAATGAAATATGTCGAAACGATGAAGATGGCAATGGAAGGAATGCCGGGACAAAATAGATTAGACTCAGACGGCAAACCAAAGTGTAAAAATTATTGCAAAGTTAATAATACATACTTGAAATACGAACCAGTTTTTGTATTCTATAAAGAGTAATGGCAAAGAAAAAAACATTTGAAGAACCAACCCCCACTCCATCGATTGATGCTAAGGAGTATGAGGCAGAGGTTTATAACGCATACAATACTTATCGTGGTATTAGTACATCCAAGGATCATAAGAAATGGGTAACAGATTATGTTACCAATCTCAAGAGAGATCCTATGATCTATTCTCACGGTAAAACAAAAGACTACACTCCATTCGGTATCTGGGCAAGAATGCTATATCGTGGCATTTCAATTCCCGAAACTGAAAAGAAGGTATTTGATGATTTTCTACTTAAGTTAGAAAACAAATATGCCGATTATCTAAAGAGTAAGAATAAGTCAATAGAAGAACGAACAAAGAGGTTTGCAGATACATTGTGCAAGCATCTTGTAGATATTAATATTTTCATTGATGAATGTTCTACCCTAATTCAGAAAAAGAAAAAGAAAGACATCAATGTAAAGAAAACTTGTGATAAGTTTGAAATTACTCCTGCTTTTTATACAGAGGTTATTCATTTTATAGAAGACAAGTTAAATGAGTTGTACCTTGCGAGAGATAAGAAGGATGATCAATTGGTAGAGGGGTATTCGTACTTTACTAAATCACAATTGGTTTCTTACATTGAAACACAAGAAGAACTTTTGAATTATTATAATTCAAAGATTCAAGAGAAGCGACAAAATCGTAAGCCAAGAAAGAAAAAGTCTAAGACTCCACAACAAATTGCATCCAAGGTCAAATATCTGCCATCCTTTAATGGTATTAATTCCATGAAACCGGAGCAGATTGTTGGTTGTTCTTCTGTCGTCGTATTGAATATTAAGACTAAATCAATTACAGTATATAAAGCAAAGGCAAATGAAACCTTTTCTTTCAAGGGAACTACTCTTTTGGGTGTAGATGAAGAAAAATCAAGTATCAAGAAGATTCGTGGATTTGATAAGTTTATTAAAATTAACAATTTAAATTCTGTAAACTTTAAATATGCCGAAACTCTGTTTTCTTCTATAAATACTAAAGAGTCGAAACCAAAATCAAGAATTAACGAACATTGTTTATTCCTGAGTAGTCAAAAATGAATCAAACCGATAAATTAAAATTCAGTAAACAATATAGAAAATATGATGCCGAAGGCAGAATTATTCAATATAAAAAAGGAGATGTTGTAGTATTTAATGGAATTAATTATGTTGCTACTAGAAATGTTACATCATCACCATTTTATACTGATGGTGGATGGGAAAAATTAACTCAATCTCCTACATTTTTTTGTCAAACCCAAGAACCACAAATATCCTTTGAAGGTGACCGTTGGTTTAATCCAGACGTAGGTCTTCTTTATACGAGAGTTTGTGATAATGGCGGTCTTCATTGGGTTGCTACTTGACTATTTAATTTATTTGTGATATACTATAAACATGATTTTGCTAGATAATAATCAGATCATTCTTGCCAGTATTTTTGTTGGTCTTAAGAATGATCCAAATGTAACCGAAGATCTCATTCGTCATCAGGTATTGAATTCATATAGAATGATTCGTAGGTTGTTCAACGAAGAATATGGGGAACTTGTTATTTGTCAGGATTCTTCTAACTCTTGGCGTAAGCAATATTTCCCACAGTATAAGGCAAACAGATCAAAGAGTCATTCCGAATCCGAATATGATTGGGATGAAATTTATCGTATTCTAAACATTGTGCGCGATGAAGTTCGTGATAATTTTCCATACAAGAATATGCGTGTAGAAAACTGCGAAGCAGATGATATTATTGCAGTTCTTGTTAAGAATAATTCACACAGGGAGAAGATTGTCATTGTCTCCAACGATAAGGACTTTCAACAACTTCAAGTCTACCCCAATGTCAAACAATATAGCACCATGAAAAAGGAGTTTTTAGAATGTCGAAATCCAAAGTTCTTTCTTCTAGAACACATTCTTCGTGGTGATTCTTCAGATGGTATTCCCAATATTCTTTCTGATGATGATGTTTTCGTTGAGGATCAAAAGAGGCAGAATCGTCTAACTGCAAAGCGTATAGAGCAGATGATGAACACTGCTCCTCGGTTTGAGGATCATGTTATTTCTAGAAATTGGGACAGAAATAGCACTCTTATTGATTTTACTTGTATCCCCCAAAATATTGAGAACAGAATTATGGAAGAATATGAAAAGCCTACAGTTGTATCAGATAGGTCCAAGGTTCTGCCCTATATGATCAATAATAAACTAAAGAACCTTATTTCAGTAATAGAGGAGTTTTAATGTGAAACGAGATTATGACCGAGACAGGGATGAAAGACCACTTCGTCGCAAAGACCGTGGATCTATTGATAAGGAAAATACTTCCCGTAAGCGAAATGTAAAAAAGGATTTACAAGAATACGTTGACAACATAAATTCGGGAGAGTATGATGACGACTTCGATGACGATTTCGAGGAATAATATGACAACTACAATAACAAAGATTAATTTTTCAAAGGAAACTCTTTCCATTCTCAAGAACTTCGCAAGCTTGAATTCAAATATTCTTGTGAAGCCCGGTAATGTTATCAAGACAATTACCCCTTCAAAGAATGGAATGGCAGAGGCAAAGGTTACAGAGACATTCGATACTGAATTTGGTATCTGGGATCTTAATAAGTTCCTTGGAGTGATTAGTCTTTTTACCAATCCAAATTTTGAATTTATGGAGAAGTATGTTCTTATCTCCGGTGGAGGTTCACAGAAGGTAAAGTATTTTTACTCTGAACCAAAGCTACTTACTACCCCCACCAAGAATGTAAATATGCCACAGACTGTGGTTAGTGCCACTCTTTCCGGTTCTGACTTTACACAAATTCAGAAGGCGTCCGCAGTTATGCAACTTCCGGATCTTTCTTTTGTGAATAAGGAAGGTTCTATTGTTGCACGAGTTACTGATCTAAAGGATCCAACCGCCAATAGTTATGAAGTTGGTGTTGGTGATTATGATGGTGATGCAGACTTCAAGTTCAATTTCCAAATTCAGAACATCAAGTTGCTTGCTGGTGATTACGACATTAATTTTGCAAAGAATACTGTTGCCGAATTTGTAAATGTCAATACAGATCTTAAGTATTGGTTTGCAATGGAAACTGGTTCGACGTATACTGAGTGATATATGCAAAACAAAGAGAATGAGTTTCTGTGGGTGGAGAAGTATCGCCCACAGACAATTGAAGATTGTATTCTTCCGGGGGAGTTGAAGAAGACTTTCCTCGACATGGTGAAGCGTGGGGAACCACAAAACCTTCTTCTATCGGGTACTGCCGGTATCGGTAAGACTACCGTTGCTAAAGCACTTTGCAAGGATATCGGTGTTGATTCAATGATTATCAATTGTTCCGAAAATGGAAATATTGATACTCTGCGAACTGACATTCGCCAGTTTGCCAGTACCGTATCCCTTTCGGAATCCAAGAAGACAGTTATTTTGGATGAGTTTGACTATTCAAACGCACAGAGCATTCAACCCGCTCTACGAGGTGCGATTGAAGAGTTCTCCAATAATTGCCGATTTATTCTTACTTGTAATTACAAGAGCAGAATTATCGAACCAATTCATTCTCGGTGTACTTGCATTGAGTTTAAGATTCCACAGAAGGAAAAACCTGCACTTGCCCTAAAGATGCTCGGAAGAATCAATATGATTCTGGAGAAGGAGAAGATCAAGGTTAGTGATTCTGCCGTTTTGGCACAGCTAATTGCGAAGCATTTTCCCGACTTCCGTAGGATTATTAACGAACTTCAGAGGTATTCTGTCTCTGGTGTAATTGATGAGGGCATCCTGTCCAATTTCGTGGAACTGGATATGAAGACTCTTATCACTGCGATGCGTTCCAAGGACTTTGGAGCGGTTCGTAAGTGGGTGGTAATGAATCTAGACAATTCCCAGACAGAGATCTTCCGTAAGGTGTACGACAGTCTGTATGACTTCCTGAGTCCTCCTAGCATCCCTGAAGCGGTTCTGGTGCTTGCTGAGTACCAATACAAGTCTTCCTTCGCTGCGGATCAGGAAATCAATCTCGTAGCATGTATGACCGAATTAATGATGAGATGTGAGTTCAAATAATGCCGTCTTTGGGTGATTTTCTAAGTTCTATTAACTACAACAAGAAGGATCTTATCAAACAAGATCCTCTTGCCGAAAAGGATTACCTACCATTTGTGACAAATAGGTGTCTATCTTATTTTCCTGATACTGTTTTTTATGCAAATCAAATGAATTTGATGCCGCATTTGGACAAGAAGATGCAATATGATTATTTGCGCGAAAAACTCTCAAGGAGAAGTAGATTCAGTAAGTGGACAAAACAGGAAGAGAACCCAGATATTGATGCAATAAAGCAGTATTATGGGTATTCAATTCAAAAGGCAAAACAAATTCTGCCCTTGCTTTCTGACGAACAGGTTGCTATAATTAAATCTCACCTAAATACTGGTGGGCATAAATAATAGAAAGGAAAATACATGAATTTTAATCCAATCTCAGGAATAAGTGGATCATCGCCGGTTGCAGTTACTTCTATTCCAAAACATAAATCTTTTATACTTTCAAACACTAGCGCATCGACTGCTACTATTGTTGTTAAATTTATGAAACCTGATGGTAATGGAACTGATGATTTTAGTATAAGACTTATTGCAAATAGTGGAGCTTTGTTTTTTCCGACAAGACTACATAGTATTGTTAGTACTACACAGCAAATAAATGTGATGTTTTTGAGATAAAATGTTTAACGTACTAAAAGACAATAATATTCCACTCTATTGGAGTTATGAGGATAATAATGTTTATCCTTTAGGATCTACTTGTGGAACATATAGTGGCATTTTACCTTGGAATGCTAAAATTTCCAGTAATGTTGGATCAAATGAATCATTTACTATAGATTTAAGTTCATTTAAGCATTCTTCTTGTTTGGTTTCTATTTTTGAAGAAAATGCATTATATTCAGTTGAACTCGATTATCAGGCTATAATATCAAATTTTGAAATGGATCAATTTGCAGAGCCTTTGGGTGGTGCTGCATCTACCACATC